CGTGAGAAGGCTATGCGTAACGTACTAGATCAACAAGGTAATGGCATACAGACTCCTAAGATAACTAAGGACTTGATGAAAGCGTATGAAGATGACTTCTACGCAGAAATCTTTGACCAAAATGGAGGCATCAAGGATGAAGCTACAATGTTTGCACGTCAGGAGGTTACACTAACACAGCCACTAACAGGCTTTGCAAAAGGACTAAACGACGTATTTACTGCTACACCACTAGCTAAACCTTTCTTTTTATTTGCTAGAACTGGTGTAAATGGTCTTGCACTGACTGGTAAGTATACACCCGGATTTAACTTCTTAGTAAAAGAGTTTAATGATATAGCATTTGCTAGTGCAGATAACTTAGAAAATGTAGCAAAGTATGGTATCTTTACAGCACAAGAGTTAGCCAACGCAAAAGCATTACAAACAGGACGACTAGCAATAGGTTCTGCTGTTGTATTTATGGCTACACAGGCTTGGATGCGTGGTGATCTTAACGGTAACGGCCCAGTAGATAGACAAAAAAGACAGATGTGGATAGATGGTAAGTGGGAACCTAGAACTATAAAGCTTGGAGCTGTACGTGTAGGTTACGACAACTTTGAACCATTTAACCTTATTATGTCTACAATAGCTGACGTAGGTGACGCTAGCGAGCTGATGGGCGAAGAGTGGACAGAATCTGAGCTACAAAAAATATCATTAGTTGTAGCACAAGCTATTACAAGTAAATCTTATCTAGCCGGTATACAGTCATTTGTTGACTTATTTGGTGGCAGACCCGGGCAGGCATCACGTATTGTAGCATCATTAGCTAATAATACTGTACCGTTAGCCGGTCTACGTAATGAACTAGGTAAGTTATTTGTACCGCATATGCGTGAGATAGGATCAGGTATAGATCAGTCTATACGTAACCGTAACTTAGTTACAGAGCTAGTTACTAAAGAACCTCTACCTCTTAAGTATGATATGCTAAACGGTAGACCTATCAAAGATTGGGACTTTTTAACTAGAGCTTACAATGCAGTAAGTCCTATATCTCTTAATTTAGATCAAAGCCCCGGCCGTAATTTCTTATTTGACAGTGGGTACGATTTACGTTTGTCCACATACTATGCACCAGACAGCACTAATTTAACAGATGCACCAAGAGTTAGATCTGCATTTCAACGTGCTATAGGTGAACAAAACTTAGAACGAGAGCTAGACAAGCTATCACAAGATCCAAGAATTATAGCATCCATGAATAAAATGTATGCTGATATTAAAGCTGGACTACGTGACCAGTATGATGCAAGAGACTACTATCATAATATTATTATTGATAAGTTATTTCAAGCAGCTCGTAAAAGGGCTTGGGCTAAGTTAAGTGCTGATCCAAGAGCCATGGAGCTTATGGAAAAAGAGCTAGATCAAAAACGTAGAAAAGTTCAGAAGAAAACTGAAACAGCAAACATCCTCAACATATACAAATAAATGGCAACAACTCAGGTAGAATTTACTGGGGATGGAAACGCTACCAAACCGTTTTCCTTCCCTTCTATACAACAGTCTGATATAAAAGTAACTGTAGACGGTGTACTTAAAACATCAGGCAACCATTATAACCTCACCAGTTATACAACCACGGGCGGTGGTAATGTAGTTTTTACATCAGGTAACATACCAGCTAGCCCAGCACTTATACGTATCTTTCGTGATACAAACGTAGATGGTGCTAAAGCTGTATACACAGCAGGGTCATCAGTTAAAGCAGAAGATCTAAACGCTAACCAACAGCAACTACTATTCCACGCACAAGAAGAACAAGATCAGCTAGAGCAAACCGGTAATATAAGAGACGACGCTATCGTTACAGCTAAGATACTAGACGATAGTGTTACTATGGCTAAGTTAGGCAGCGGCTCATTGCCGACTGATATTACTGTAGCTAGTGCAAACATTGTAGATGGTACAATAGTCAACGCTGATATTAACGCGTCAGCTGCTATAGCCGGTACTAAAATAAGCCCAAACTTTGGAACTCAGGTTATATCTACAACCGGCAATATAACTGTTGGTGGTACAGTAGATGGTAGAGATGTTGCAGCCGATGGTAGCAAGCTAGACGGTATTGAGGCTGGGGCTACTGGAGATCAAACAGCATCAGAAATAAAAGCACTTATAGCTAGTGCTACTGACAGCAATGTATTTAGCGATGCTGAAAGCACAAAGCTTGCCGGAATAGAAGCAGGGGCAACAGCCGATCAAACTGACGCAGAGATCAGAGCAGCTGTAGAGGCAGCAAATGACAGTAATGTGTTTAATGATGCAGACCATGCTAAATTAAATAATATTGAAGATAACGCTACAGCTGATCAGACAGCAGCAGAGATAAAAACTTTATTACAGTCAAATAAATTAACTGATGCTGAAATAACTACTGGAACTTTAGATAACAGATATTTTACTGAAGCTGAACTAAATGGTGGTCAGTTAAATAATTTATACTTTACAGAAACTGAACTAAGTAACGGTGCTGTTGATAGTAGGTATTACACAGAAACAGAACTAGATGGTGGACAGTTAGATAATAGATACTACACAGAAACTGAGTTAAACAACGGTCAACTAGATAACAGGTACTACACAGAAACAGAAGCTGAAGCTTTATTCCTTAGACAAGACTCTTCAGAAACTATAGCTAGTGGTGATGCATGGTCTAACACAGACAATAAGGTAGCTACTACAGCTGCTATCAACGCTCGTATTGTTGACCTTATTGATGATGTTGGTGGTTTTATAGCTATAGCAAACCAAACAAGTTTTCCAGCTACAAACCCACAGGGGTCAGCAGGGCAGGCAGCTATCTTAAGTATTGGTGCTACAACAGCTACACTAACACCTAGCGGTACAACCATTACAATAGCAAACGGTGCAGGCTCAGGAAACACAGTTACAATTACTGGTGTCCCTTCTACCATACCTACGGGTTTTGGATTCTTGGTAGAGTCTACAAATACACTACATACATATACATTTCATAGGCTTGTACCGAAGGCTACAGAAGTTACAACGGTTGCATCAAACGTAGTTAACATCTCAGCTGCCGGAGCTAATGTAACAAGTATAGATAACTTCGCAGATAGATACCAAATTAGTCCTTCTGCACCAACAGCTAGACCTGATAGTGCATCTTTAATTAACGGTGACTTATGGTTTGATAGTTCATCTAACAAAGTTATGATGGTCTATGATGGTAGCTCAGGAGACGGATTTAGTCCTATTACACCTAACCAGTCTGACTTAACAAACATAAATATAGTTGCCGGTCAAATTACCTTCCAAGAAGATTTAGGTCTTATAACTAACGCGGTTAACACAGGATCAGGTAACAACTCTGTTAACACAGTTGGTGCAAATATAACTAATGTTAATTTAGTAGGTGGTTCAATTACTAATGTTAATGCAGTTGGCCCTTCTATAGCTAGTGTAAATACAGTTGCACCCCATATAAGTAATGTAAATACACTTGCTGGAAGTATTAATAACGTAAATACTTTTGTAAATATTTACACTATTTCAGCTAACGCACCCCTCTCTGCTAGTAATGGTGATTTATGGTATGACTCAACTAATGATGTACTTAAAAACTACAATGGATCTGCATGGTTAGGCATTACATCTAACTCAGGAATTGCAAGTGTTGCAGACGATTCTTCACCACAACTAGGCGGAACTCTAGACGGGCAAAATAACAACATGTCTAACATCGGTACTATAGATGGTACTAACTTACAACTTGACTTCGGAACACTTTAATGGCAAAATTATTAAAACTAAGACGAGGAACAACCTCGCAACATAGCAGCTTTACCGGAGCCGAAGGTGAAGTAACTATAGACACCACCAAAGACACAGCCGTCGTACATGATGGTACTACACAATCTGGTAGGCCACTAGCAAGAGAAGATATGTCTAACGTATCTTCTGCTTCTATAGCTGGACAGCTAGGTGCAGACTCCATAGCAACATCTAAGATTGCAGCTGGAGCTTTACCTACAGACGTGACAGTTACAAATGCAAACGTAGTTTCTAATGCTGCAATAGCTGGAACTAAGATATCTCCTGATTTTGGTAGTCAAGATATAACTACTACAGGTAAAGTTCTATTTGCAAACGTATATAACGCTGAAGGTGATTTACCTAGTGCAAGTACTTATCATGGTATGTTTGCACATGTACACGGTACAGGAGCTGCTTACTATTCACATGCTGGTGCTTGGATTAAATTAGCTCCGCTAGATGCACCTGATTTTACAGGTGGTATTGACGTAACAGGAGCTATCACATCAACTGGTAATATTACAATTTCTAATAATGCACCATCATTGTTTTTTACTGAGGGAGACGGTAATCCTGATTATCAACTATTGACAAATGGTGGTCAATTTAGAATTTATGATGTAACTAATACTACTAATAGAATAGTTGTAAATGCAAATGGTTCTGTTAGTATTCCCGGTACTACAGTTTTCGGTGCTGGTGTTGACGTAACAGGAAATATCACACTATCAGGAACAGTTGACGGGGTTGATATTGCAGCAAGAAACACACTATTCGGTGGCTTGACTTCTAGCTCTGGTGTATTAACTAACGGAGTAACAGCAACGACTCAATCGGCTGGCGATAGCTCCACTAAAGTTGCAACAACGGCATATACAGATACAGCAATATCAAATCTAGTTGACTCTAGCCCTAGTGCATTAAATACATTAAACGAGCTGGCAGCAGCTTTAGGTGATGATGCAAACTTTGCTGCAACTACAGCTACCTCTCTAGGTACTAAACTACCTAAGTCTGGTGGAGAGATGACAGGTAATATAACTTTCTCTGGTAGCCAAACAGTTGATGGTAGGGACTTATCTGCTGATGGTAGTAAATTAGATGGTATCGAGTCAGGAGCTACTGCTGACCAAACCGCTGCCGAAATAAGAGCTCTTGTAGAATCAGCGTCTGACAGTAATGTATTTACTAACGCTGACCACAATAAGCTAAATGCTATAGAATCTAATGCTACTGCTGACCAGTCAGCTAGTGAGATAAGAACACTTGTAGCAAATGCTAGTGATAGTAACGTGTTTACTGACGCTGACCATACAAAATTAAATGGTATAGAAACAGGAGCTACCGCAGACCAAACAGGTGGTGAAATAGCGTCTGCACTTAACGGTCAGAATATATACACAACAGGTGGTATCGGTAGAGACTCTAATGATCAAATTAGTTGGTCAAACGACAGTTATATGAATATTCATATTGCTGGAAATAATAGATTTAGATTTGAGTCTGACGGTGACTTTCACGCAGATGGTGACGTTATAGCTTATTCAAACACAACCAGTTCTGACGAAAGGCTTAAAAAAGATATAACATCAATAGAAAATGCACTAGCAAAAATTGGACATCTAAGAGGTGTAACTTTTACATGGAAAAAAGATGACAAGAAAAGTGCGGGTGTTATAGCTCAAGAGGTGCAAAAAGTGCTTCCGGAGGCTGTATCTACAATAGCTGATCTAAACTCAGGTGAAGAGCATCTAGGAGTAAATTATAATGCTTTGATTGGCGTTCTACTTGAAGCAATAAAAGAATTAGAGATAAGAGTAAATCTATTGGAGGGTGACGATTAATGGGTTTACAAAACGACGGGCAAATTTCATTGAATGATGTAGCTACAGAGTATGGTGGTTCGCAACCCCACCAACTCTCTGAATATTATTCAAAAGGTAATGCACCATCATCTGGAGAAATACAAGTAGCCGCCGACTTTTATGGCACTTCAAACTTAATAATTCAAAGTGGAAACGGAACCACATCAGGTCATCGAGTATTTATAAAATATGATGGTACAAGACAGGTAATATGGAATGATGGACAATATTATTACTATAAAGTTAGTAATGTAGGCTCTCACCAATCTCAAGGAGCTATGGCTCCCTCCTTCAACTGGTACGCTTATTTGGGTACGGATGATGAAGGAGACATAGCATGGAACCCGGGGTATATCGCCAACAACATGCCTTTTCCATTACACAGTGGATCTCTTGGCGGTTGGAGGTACTTTGTCAAAAGGGGAGAAACGCACATATCGTTATGGAGAGGACTTTACACATTTAAGGCTTATAGAACTAATGTAAACTATTATCCTTTTTAATGGAAATACCCGTTTTTCCTACAATACAAACCCCGTCAATACCTATCCCTACAGCAGATGTTCCATCCTACATCCCGTTGGTTGTACCTCCGAGCGATCTTCGCAATCCAGAAGGGACACAACCAGCAAAAACCGCCGAGGTGCAACCTCAAACAAGAAAGTTAGATATACCTATTATAGATATACAAATGCCGCTACCGTCGCCAGAAGTTATGGTTACAGCCGTAACTACGGCGGTGGCAGCTGTGGCTACAACCACCCTTGCCCAACCTTTCTTTGATATAATCAAGAAACGAGTACAGAAGTTCTTACAAGGCAAGATAGATAAATGGAAGAAAAAAAGAAAGGTATCCTTACAAAAATAAAAGAAGGTATAGATGACCATGACGAACAGATGGCTATACTAGCTGCGATTGTGCGATTAGCTGTAGTCATCTGGTCTGGGTTTATTATTACCTTAAACTATGTAGAAATACCAATGATTAAGAAGTCTGGCAATAGCGATATTACTTTTGTCGCTTCGATTTTTACGGGGGCTCTAGCCACATTCGGGCTTACTACAGGTAAGAACAATGGTAATAAGCCAACTTCTTGTCCAATGATGAAAAAACAAGACGAACCAAAAGTATGAAGAAATGGATTCTTCTCTTAGCTCTGTTGTCACCCGCAGTTGCAAGAGCAAATACTGTTACGCCCCAGTTTACAACAGGGTCTATGAACAGTACAACAACGACAACTCAATCTATAACAGAAGTTACGCAAAAACAGATATTTGGGGCCGAAGTGTCTACATGGTCAGGCAGTAATGTTACACCATCTGCGGACATATCCGGCACTGGTACAACCTTTACAGTAACTGATACTACCCTACCATGGACACTAGAGACAACAACCAGAGCAGCTGGTTTAGTAGAGCAGTGGGATACCACAACAAACTACACAATAAACTCTACTACTACATCGCTCTCTGTATTCTCACAGTAGCACCAACGTACGCTGAGACTAACAATACTTCTAACCCTGTGGCAGCAGCTACAGGAAACGTGACTAACCAAGCCGTACAGTTTCAAAACAACGGTGCGTCATCACGTCAAAACTACGGCCCAAACATCGCATGTAATGGGTCAACCATGACTTTTAGCCCGTTTTACATGGGTAATGATACTGAGCCTGTAGATCCAGATGGATACGTCATAAGTGAGAACTGGGGATTCCAGATTAACTTTATGGTGCCACTGGACAGAAAAGGTCTTAGACAATGTAGAGAAATAGCTAAACGTCAGGAAGAAAAAATGCAGCTAGACTTCGAGCTTGTACGAGCGTTGAAGTGTGCAGAGCTGCAACAGAGGGGGTTTACTATACGCCCCGGTACACGTGTAGCCCACCTGTGCCAAGATATAGTACCAATACAAACATTACTACCTAAAGAAAATGCTAGCAATTCTAAAACCAATCGTTTTGGCTTTTTTAAAAAGTGACAAGTTTAAAGGCTTCGTCGTAGACTTATTAGAAAAGCTTGTCGAGCAAACAGATAACGACCTAGACGATAAAGCACTAGCTATAGTTAAAAAAGGACTAGGAATCGAATGACAAATCCAAGGGTAATACCTAAGAAGGCTACCGAGGAAAGTTTTAACGAACTACACTACCTTGTAACAGAGGATTTTCTACGCAGAATACGTAGTGGTGAAGCTACCACACAGGATTTAAAAGCAGCCGCTGACTGGCTAAAGACTAATGATATAACGGGTGTTGCCTACGAAGGCAGCCCCCTTGATAAGCTAAACAAAATCATCCCAACTGTTGATCCATCGCTAGTCAAGAGGAAAGTCTATGGCAAAAACTTCTAGTTATTACAAGAAAAACCCTAAAGCTGCGGCTAAACGTCGTAAGCAGCAGGCAAGATACAACAAAACACCCAAAGGGTTAGCAATACGAGTTAATGCGAACAAACTTAATAAGAAACTTGGTACATATGGCAACCGTGACGGCCTCGATGCCGCACATTATAAGGGTAGCACAACCAAGGGCAGAACACAAAAGCCGTCTATTAACCGAAAAAGCCGTAAGAAATGACCCCATTACTACCAACACCTGATTACTACTTACACAACTTAATAACCATGACAAGTTCAGAGTCAAAAAGACTATGGAGAAGAGCTATAAAAGAGCATTTTAATTGTCAATGTGTTTATTGCGGAGGATTTTATGAACTACACAACCTTACTATCGACCATGTACGGCCTAAGAGCAAGGGTGGTCAAAGCGTTACGAGGAATGTTGTACCCTCGTGTACCAGATGCAATCAGGAGAAAGGTAGCCTTGACTGGCTTAACTGGATGCGTGGCCGATTCGGTGTAACCGACCGAGAACAAACCATACTATCACATATACAATGAGTAAAGAAGATGATGTAACAGGTGGTGCTTCGGAAGAAGAGATCAATCAGGCTTATAAAGAAAGTTATGACCCTCAAGACCCGAGCACTCTCGAAAAAGAACTTCAAAGACTTAAAAAAGGTAAAAAAGAAAAAAGAACACAAGAATTTAAAAAAAGAAACAAAAAAACACCAACTGATGCTGAAGGTAATACGTTAACTAACTCACCCGGCCAAGTATTTAAAGGTGGTGAGCAGATTACAGGAACAACACCTCCTGACACTGACATGCGTACTGGTGAAATAATACCAAACGATGCAGAGGAAGACGAGTTTGGTAATCCAAAATTTGCTCAGTCTATTGCGTTTGAAACTGGTTTAAATATCGCTTTAGACAAAGTTACAACACCGTTATTAGGGGCACCTATACCGTTTGCTAGAGTTGCCTATGGTGTATCTAATGCAGGGTTAAGTGCTATTATAAATTATTTTGCACAAAGAATAAGAGGCACTGAATTTAGTTTAGGTGAGTTAATAACTGCATCGGGATTAAGCCTTGTACCCGGAGGTGTTAACGCAAAAACCCTTCAAGGATCTATAGCTAAAGCTGCTCGTAAAGGTGCTGCTACAGGTGCAACAGCAGTCACAAGCGAATCTTTAATAGATACAGGAGACTTTCCTGATGCTGAAACACTTGCTGCTGGAACTTTATTTGGAGGCGTAGCTGGAGGTACATTTCAAGCTACGGCTGATTTTGCTGAAGACGTACCAGCAATATTTAAAGCTTTAAGGCAACGAGCTGACAGCAAAAATTTCATACCTTTTGATTCTGGAATATTTGAAGGTGTAGGTACAGTAGCAGCTGCAAAAGTGAACCCAGCTGGTAAAGGTAATCGTATAGATTTAGCTGATTTAACTCTTAGAACAGCTAAACTTGATCCGGCCAACCCTTACTATGCTAGAATTAAAAAAGCAGCTAGTAGAATACCTCAATATATAGAACAAAACGAAGGCGGAGCTTTAGTATTTAATTATGATTTATTTCAAAAAAGTATTAAAGGGTCAGGAGAAGATGGTAGACAGTTTTTAGAGCTGTTTCAAACAGAAATGAGTCGAATATTTGAAGGTGTACCTACTGAGATAGGAGCACAAGGTTTTAAAAATTTTGATATAGCTATAATGCAAAAAACCTTTAAGCCCGCAGCAGAGTTACTTGGATTAACTGGTAGAGGAACAGTAGGCCGTATGGATGCATCTAATACACACCACATAGCAGCTTTAAAAGGTATCATGGGTATATACGATAATTTAGGTTTTGGTAGCCCTATGTATAAACAAGTTAATGATGTATTTGCTAAATATACAAAAGGTCTTGGAGGACAAGAAGGAAACTTTGTACGTTTAATAGGTGGTACATCTGATGTAGGCTCACCTCATTACCTTGCACACGCTTTTTTAAATGATGCTATAGGAAGAGACGGACGTAAATTTTTTACAGATGATGTTTTAGCAAATATGAACGCTAGTGATAGTGCTAGATTACAAAAAGCTGATGAACTGGCACGTATTGTGGCTGATTCAGCTGCGATATCTGAACAAGCACAAAATGTTTACAGAACTGTAGCTGAAGCTGCGAACGCTACAGACTATGCTGAAGTAATGAAAACTACAGCACGTTTATTAGATAAAGGTTTGTTAAAAATGGCTCAAATAAGAGGTAAAACTTATAGTGCTAGAGTATCTGCAAACATAGCTGGTGGTAAATACGTTACAAGAAACTTTGATAATTTAATTGAAGATATTGCTCTTATACACAAAGCTCTTCCAAGTGCAAAACCAGCTGATATAGATAAGATATTATTTAGTGAGCAGCTTCTTAAAAGTCAAAAGTCTTTCCAAAAGTTAGTACGTAAGATAGAAGAAAAGTTTGGTGATAAAGGAGTTACTGCATCAGAAATGAGAAGAATACTAGATACATTTGATGTACGTATGCAGAACCAAGGAGCAGGCCAAACAGGTTTATTTGAAGATATGCCAGATAATCTTTTAGATGATGTTCTAGATAGATTAGCATTGAAGAAACAAAAGGCAAGAACTAAACTAAATCAACAGAAATATAAGAAAGATCCTGATATAAACTGAAAAAATGGAAAATTCCCTAGTTTTACTACAGCAAGATTTTAAGCTGTTTCTACAGGCATTGTGGTCACAGCTAGACTTGCCTAGTCCTACGAGGGCACAGTACGCAATAGCGGACTACCTACAGAATGGCCCGAAGCGTTTGCAAGTGCAGGCGTTTCGTGGTGTAGGTAAGAGCTGGATTACTGGTGCGTTCGTGTTATGGACATTATTTAACGACCCAGAAAGAAAGGTTATGATTATTTCTGCATCGAAAGAACGTGCAGACAACATGTCTATCTTTCTACAGAAACTCATTATAGACACACCTTGGTTAAGCCACCTCCAGCCCAAGTCAGACGACAGTAGATGGTCAAGGATAAGCTTTGATGTTAACTGTAGCCCACACCAAGCACCGTCAGTCAAGTCAGTTGGTATTACCGGACAGCTGACAGGATCTCGTGCTGACCTGATGATCCTAGACGACGTAGAAGTTCCCGGTAACAGCTTAACGGAGTTCATGCGTGAAAAACTTTTACAACTATGTACGGAAGCTGAATCTATCCTCACACCAAAAAGTGATAGCCGTATTATGTATCTCGGGACTCCTCAGACTACTTTTACTATTTACCGTAGGTTGGCTGAGCGTAACTACAAGCCCTTGGTCTGGCCTGCAAGATACCCAAGAAAAAAGCAGCTGCCTAAATACGAAGGGCTGCTAGCCTTTGAGATACAGGAGGACATCGAACAGGGAGCCGAAGAATGGACTCCTACAGATGATAGATTCTCAGACGAAGACCTATTGGAGCGAGAGGCTTCGATGGGCAGATCAAACTACCTATTACAATTTCAACTTGATACATCTCTTTCGGACGCTGCGAAATTCCCACTTAAGATGGCTGATCTCGTTATTACTAGCGTCAACCCTACTACTGCACCCGAAAATGTCGTATGGTGCTCAGACCCATCCAATGTCATTAAAGACGCACCAAGCGTCGGACTCCCCGGAGATTACTTTTACTCTCCGATGCAACTTAGTGGGGAGTGGAGTGGATACACAGAAACCATTTGCTCTGTCGATCCCTCCGGTAGAGGCTCTGACGAAACGACCGCTGCTTATTTATCACAGCGAAACGGGTTCATCTATTTACATGAAATGCGGGCTTACAGAGATGGATACAGCGACACTACGCTCTTAGACATCCTAGAGGGGTGTGGAAAGTATGGTGTCAGCTCACTTGTAGTAGAAACTAACTTTGGAGACGGAATCGTTGGTGAATTATTTAAAAAACATCTACAAACGACAAAACAGGCGATATATATTGAAGAAGTACGAGCAAATGTTAGGAAAGAAGACAGGATTATTGATTCTCTTGAACCTGTGCTTAACCAGCATCGTCTCATTGTGGATCGTGGGGTCATTGACTGGGATTACAACAGTAACCCGACAGAAGCTCCCGAACAACGTCTTCTCTATATGTTATTTTACCAAATGAGTCGTATGTGCCGTGAAAAACGGGCAGTAAAACACGATGATAGGCTAGATTGTCTTGCACAGGGGGTAAAATACTTCACAGATGCCCTTTCCATCAGTGCAGAGCAACAAATAGCCATTAGAAAGCAAGAAGAATGGGATATAATGCTAGAAGAGTTCCTAGATGACCCTCAAGCAAGTGCAAATCACCTTGTAATGGGTATGGATATAGAGCAGAGAAGGGAAGCTAGGGGTCTAGATACTCACGACCACACAGGCTATAACTGGCGTTAGGTCGATCACGCACTTATACAGGGGAGCAGAAGGGTGGACTGCTCTCTTGTACCTAATATCATATGAGTTGATATTCCTTTATCTACTACCCATAACCACCACTAAACCGACTATGAAAAGGAATCCTTATGATAAATCTATACTTGAAGAAGTACTTACAGAAGATTTAATCAATAAGTGTATAACAGAATCCTATAATAAGAATTATAAGTTTAATCCTAATTGGCAGAAGTGTTTAGAAAGAGAATGTTTTGATAATCCTATTAACTTTACTAAAGATGATAGTAATATTAAAAGATTTGATATGAAATTTACTAAATTACTACTTAAAGAAGTACAAAGATTAGTAAAGAGTAACCATGTAATTCCAAGCGGGTGTTTTTTGTACCCACCAACTGGTTATATGGGATGGCATACAAACTGTTTGGAGCCTGTTAAGAGGCTTTACATTACATATGCATCTGAGGATAAAAAATCATTCTTTAGATATAGAGATCCAGAAACAAAACAGATCATCACTGACTATGATGATAAAGGAATTACCTTAAGAGAGTTTAACGTGACGGATAAACCTCCATATTTCTGGCATTGTGTAGGTAGCGAGTGTAACCGGCTTAGTTTCGGGTATCAAATCCGTTAAAAAATGGTAAAAATTTGAGAGGTCGTTATACGACGTATACAGGTCGCAGAATCCCCACATGGGTCTTGCTATAATACAGCGTTTGAGTCTCACTGAGTCGCGTGAGTTGCATGAGTCTCACCGCAACAAGGACGTACCACACGTTAGACGCAGGCTGAGACAGGTCAAGTACATATGATACATCACAATCATCCGCAACATGGACGCATTAGACTTGTGTGGTGAATGAGACGCGATCTGTTGGCGTTCCAGTATCAAGACAGTATCAAGCCGTATCAGACTGAGATTCACAATCATGTGCGACTCAAATTAGATGTATGGGAACGGACAAATCTAATGACAGTCTCAGGATAATAATGCTATAATAATAGTGTAAGAGCAAAGGAGAACCAACCATGACTAACATCAAGACTCAACCTAAGACAGCCTTCGGTAGAACATTACACTATGTTACAGATGAATGTCAAGCACAAGCTTTACAATCTTTAACTGGTAAAAAAACACTAACAGAGAATGATTTAATTTCTTTACAAATGCTAGGCTTACAAGTTAACGGTACTAATTTTATTCATCAACTATCATTGGAGGTTGCTTAAATGAAATCATTATCTTATTATCAAACATTATACAAACAGATTGAACAGTTAGAGAATCAATGCAAGACTGTAACTTATTCTCAACTACCTTCAACTATTAATTATAATCGTAAGAGTAAGTTTATCAAAACAAATAACAATACAAACAAATTACACAAAAAAGTAGGTTAATTATGAATCAACAAGAATACGAAGCTAATATTATTAGCAAAGCTTTAGAAGCTGATAAACTAAAAGACTGTGACAAGATAGTTAATTATGTAGTTAAATTAGAAATAGATATAGATTGTGAAGAATTACTAGATGCAATCGGTTTACCTTATGAAAGATCATTAGATGATGAAACACAAAATGTAGTTACAATGCGATTAGAACCTGACGAGTATAAAGAATACATAACAGATAATATTGTATTTGAACAATGTAACGAACAACATATTTCCAATGCATTATTAAATGCTGAACTTAGTGAATACACAACGAAAGCAACTATATACAAACCTAATGGAGATGTTATTAGTTTTTATTAATATGGAAAATATATTTAGTGAGTCTTGTATGGATCTTATGAGACTCACACTCATTCACAATCAGTCTCATTGGACTCATGTTCATTCTCACATATATCAGGTCATTCTCACAATGATTTGCTATAATAGAGGTATGAGACTAATAAACAACAATCATCAC